TCCCATTCGTGTTCACATTCTTTCCATATTTTCTTTTCGTTTACTTTTATTTCTTCTTCTAATTTTAATATTTTTTCTCTCAAATCAACAATTTCATAACGATATTCTTGGTTTTTTTCGCAAAGTTTTTTTACACTCATGTTATTTAGAATTTATGAAGTTGGTTTTATATTAATATAATAAAATATTTAGTAAATCAATGTATACAAGATGTTTTTAGATAATTAATTCCTTCGTTTTTTGCGACTCTTTTTTGTTTTTCGTCTATTTTTTCTTCTCCTTTGTCTTTTTTTTCTTCTCTTTTTCGTTATTTTTCTTCTACGTTTTCCGCAATAAAATAATTATTCTCTCCAGACCAAATTTTACAGATGATTATTTTGCACAATAAACGTTATTTTTGTTACACCAGCGACGACTATATGACATAATTGCTAAACCTATAAGCATAAGGCAAACACAATTCATACTTAAAAGATATGACCACGACTGTGTAAACCACTCGCTTCTGTAATAAAACCGATCAAATACTGGTATAATACATCCTATTACACCTAATAATAATGCTACTCTGATATTTAATAAAACAAATTTATTAGTTAACACATTAAATTCAACCAATGCACGATATACAAGAAGAACAATAAGAAAAATGGCATAATTGATATAGTAAAATCTATTTAGCAATGTCGATGCCCCACTGGTAATTAATTTCCTATTATCTTTTTCACATTTATAATCCCAATATGCAATAATACCTTTTTCTGCATCTTCTTTCTTAACTTTGCCTGTCAAACAATACCCAAAGCCAGGGGGCAATGAGGGTGTTGTGGGATCGTATACAAATTTTCCTTTACTAGTAACAAATGTTGCATTGTATAGATCACGTAAAGCCATATAAACAGGTATTAACCATAATAAAAATATTAGCAAATGAAGAAAATGTAAAGGAAAAGCGATTGTTTTTGAAATACGAATACCAGCTTTGGAAGTTGCCGGAACTATATGTTTTAATAACTGCGAACCAAACCATAACCATACAATTAATGGCCATAATGAAGTAATATTAAAAATAATATCGGCATTATTAAGGTAATTAAAATATTTTGAATTTTGCATATATATATATTAAACAAAGAAAAATGGTGTAATAATAGCAGTTAATGCAAAAGAAAATGCTGTAATAAATATTTTTGCTTTTAATTTTTCTGTAGTAATTAGATTTGTATAATTTCTGTCAATAAACCATAAACTGATGAAGGCCACTGCTAAAACACCAGATGTTGTTGCAAATGGTAACATTGCTGCTAATAATTTTTTATTATGATGAGATGCCATTATACACCCAGTCATAACAATGATAAACATATATGACCCACTTAATAATAAACGATTACTTAGTGCATAAGCCTCTAAAGGTGCGGTTCTTCCTGATCCTTCATTAGTTAATGTTTTAATGTATTGACTGTCGCGATATTTCTGGATGGGAATGCTATTGAGTTTTTTATCTCTTTTCAACCTTTCAAAAACTGAATTTTTAATTACTAAACCCTTTGTTTTATTTAATTTAAAAATTTTATCATCCAACACAATATTTGTAGATAATATATTCATTTCTGTAAATTTTTTTTCTTGAGCATCAATCATTATTTGTGAAGCGTAATTGTACAAAAAATCATATAATAATAATAGAAGGAACCCTACTGAAAATCCTATTTTTATGTTAATAGGATATCTTCCTATTTTCCATTTCATCATTCCATGTAAAATAAATATCCAAAATCCTATATATACAAGGAAAGACAGTATGCGAGTGTAAATAGATTCATTTATCCAAAAGTCCGAAGGTGACTTATTCTTGGCGCTAATTAATATAACGCTGGGTTCTATATCACTACCAGTATAACTATTAAAAAAGGATGTCATATATATAAATATAAGAATAAAATAACTAATAATAATTATTTATATATACATATGAATAATTGTTGTAAATATTGTTTAGAGGATAATAAGGAAAGTGATCATCCATTAATTTATCCGTGTCAATGTGCTGATGGTGTACATCCCAATTGTTTAGCGATATGGCTTTTGGTCCGCCCTACTAGTAATGATAAAGGTAGGTGTGAAATTTGCCACGTTAATTATATTGGCGTAATTATACCACCGCTCACACCACCACCACCTCCTAGTCCACTTCTACAGCCTTTATCAGATGAAGAAGATGATGATGATGTTATAGTTCCACCACCACTTCCACAACAAAGAAATAATGATATTGATTTGGATTTTATATGTTGTCAATGTCATGCAGTTGAGGCCGGCTCTTATATTACAGGTGCTGTATTTGGATTAACTAGTGGTGTTCTAACTATGCAACCAGGATTTAAGTATAATAATAGTAATGTAGATTTAGCATTCAAAGTGTTTATTGGATTGTGTAGTTGTTTGAATTTAATGGGTTTAATATGCACTAGTCGAAGATATTATAAAAGATGTATTGATGGACGCAGAGTTTATGCTAATGAGGGTAACTAAATTATAAAATTGAACAAAATAAATTTTTATAATATTTTTATTATAAAAATGACTTCTCTTACATCATACCAATTACTTCAATCAAAAAGTAAAAAAAACAAACTCAGTTGTGAAGAATGTGAAAGAAGCCATGACAATGGACATTTATATTGTATTAAATTCTACCAAAAAAATAATGATAATATAATCTGTTATAAAAGTGAATATACAGTAGGATGCACGCATGCAGATTGGGATGGTGAAAATTGGTGTGATAGTTGTTATACAATTGCAGATAATAAAGTACTATGTCATTGGTGCGGTCATCTTGATTGGGGTAGACCGAAAGGCCCTTTTGGATCAAGAAAATATCTTTGGGTTGATGGTTCAACATCATGTTTTAATGATTTAAAATAAATTTGAATTTAAAATCATTTATTCGGCTATCATCTTATCAAATAATTTTTTTTCTAATGTATCGCGTAAATAGCCTCTTGAAGATACACCTTTTTCTCTCAATTTATTTTTTAGTTGATCAAATCTTAATTTTGTAATTTGTCTTTTTATCTCTCGTCGCCGAACTCTCTGAGGTTCTGTATAGGTAGGAACGGGTCGGCTTCTTCTGCGTTCATTTATCATACGAATTAATGTATTTCGTGGTCTAGGAATTTGAGGTGTACGAAACAAATTTCGTATAATTCGTATTTGTTGCTCGCCAATAGTTGCCCTTGGAGGACAAAGAGAGAAAGACTTAGTAGGAGTATTAAAACTTTTACGACATAAAGGACATTGTTCTCCTGTCGAAATATTAGTTTTTAAATTTTTATATATACAAGTAAAGTGAAATATATGATTGCATTCTGTAATAACTTTATTAATGTCTGTAATATCATTGTGACATATGGGACAAGACATTTATAACTATTAACATAATATATTTTTAAATTATTTTATTAAACCTAAAAATATATTTAATTTGCACCAGCTTCTGACTTAATGAAATGTTTATTCATAAAACGCTGAATATTGAAATAGGTAACTTCTTCATTCTTTTTAACATTAAGTAAATTTTTAAGAGGTGTGTTCGGTTTAATAATTTTACGATTTTCATTCCATTGAAGATCATTGTCTTTGATATATTTGATAATGTATTGGGTCACTTCAGTACGTGCGGCACTAGAACCTTTGGGTTTCTGCATAAATACACATAATTCATCCGAAATCTTAGTTGGTACTGCAAACCCAGATGGTTTTCTATTACCTTTGTTTTTATTTTTCTTAGCTTCACGAGCAAATGTTCGCATTTGCTTTCCCACAGTTTTTTCAAGAGCCCGAACTTGATTCTGAAGCATAGTGATTTGTGATCTGAATGATGATAGAGTGCCCAATACTCCTGAGAATTGTTCACAAACCTCATCCGTAGATTTTGGTTCTCCTGTCGTGTTAGCTGCTACTACAATATTGGTTGACTTTGACATGTTATACCTACTTTAATGAAGCAAGCTTTAAATCCATTTACAAAATATAATTTAATTATGTAAATAACTAATATTTTATTTCAATAAATATTTAGAAATTATAAATTGATGGGATGAATAAAAAAAAGTTTAAGTTATTATAATATTTTAAGATACAATGATAGAATATATTATTTATAGTTTTATATTTATTTATTACGCGGGATTTTGTGGCGCAGTTGCATATGTTTCCTGTAAAGAATATCAAGAAGAACGCAAACAACGGATGAGAGAGTATGAAGAACTATCACGGGAAAATCCTGGTATAGAAATGTTTTTTGAAAGTGACTATGCAAATAGACATAGAATAGGACACCGTTTAGAGCCTATAAGGGAAGAGGATGGTGAAGAAAAAGTATTTGATATTGTATAATATTATAAAATTTTTATAATATTATTTAAAATTTATCATTTATTCATCGCCATGGTTGTTGTTACGATAATTGCGCCTAGGTCTCTTATTATTGTCTTCTCGTACAAGTGTCCAAGTCTCACCTTCACGAGGTCCTGCCCCTTGAAGCCTTACTGTTCTGCCACGAGGATATCGCCCATTGCGTCCATTGCGGTTGTCATGAGGAGGCCGTGAAGAGTGTCCATCTTGAGAATCTTCTCCCTCTTCTCCGTCACGCTCTGCGCGCTGTTGACGTTGTTCATTGCGAGTCTCACACATCAACATTCCGTCCCAAGGACCTGTCAAGTCTGCTGCTTGATAAGGATGTGTCGTACTGTCGCTGCTGCGAAGATTAAACTGAACATATTCACCTTGCACAAGGTATTTGTATTGCTCAGAACCAACTTTTACACCAGTATGATGAGCAAAGATATCTTCGCCCACGCGTTCATCGCCTTCATCACCAACTACTGTGCAAAAACCATAGCCGGCTTTATTGTTAAACCATTTAACTCTACCAAAGTAACGGGTAGATTCGTCGAAATCCTGAGAGGAAGTTGTATCGGTCATCTTTGAGTCTGCCATATTATAAGCTATATTTGCAAAGAATCTTTAAATCCATTTACATAAATATTATAAATAAAATTGAATACTTTTACCAGGTTTGTAATAACCATACAAGAATACAATGAATGATATTAGCAAAGCGGTATTAACTTTTACCCTTATTATTTGTGCTACCACTACTATACATTGGACTTTAGTTCAATTATATAATATGTGGTGTGCACCTTTTACACCATCTGGATTTATTAGTACTCTGTTTACTTTAGGATCTCCGTTTTGTCAATTTATAAATTATGTTCAATTCGAATTAGCAAAACATTATATTGGAGTGTGGGCAGGAGCAGCAATAGCTATTATCGCATATGTTTCTACTAACCTTCTTATCAAAAAATAGATAAAGATAATATATATATATACATATTAATGTTTTATTGGATATTAACAACACATCTTGTAGCATTATTACCTTTATTAATGTTAACATATTCTTTTAAAAAATACAGGCAATATGAATCATTGTATGTACTAATAAATATAATTTTTACAGTCTATAGTTCAATATGCTATCACACTTACGATTATGATAACATTATAGACCCACAAAATAATTCTGTCGTTATATGGCGGCTTGTAGATCATTGGTTATCATCATCTAGTATAGTAGCAGCCAATATGTATTGTTTTAAAGTTCGGTCGCCTATATTTTATATAGCAGCAAACACCTCCAGTATAATTATTTTATATTTTAAATTAACCGATGCACTAGCTTATAAATTTTTTGTTTTTTTTGTAATAATTACAACAATCTTAATTAAATTTAGAATTTTTATTAAATATATTAAAAATTATTATTGTCGCTCATTCCTAGTAATATGCACTGCTGGTACAGCTATTTACGCTATTAACATACCACCGGACTCAGTGTATTATATATGGCATCCTATTTGGCATGCGTGCATATTTACAACTGCCTTTATAGGTTGTAGTATGCGTCATTCATTGGATGCAAAATTACTAGAAGATATACCTGAAAGCGCTGAATACACTCGTGCTGCTGCTGATTCATTATAAAAATTGAATTACTTATAATGATACAAATTTATCATTATAAATACTATGTCAAGCAAATCTATGAATGAATCGCGCGTTTCTCTCGTAAACGATGGTAGTGTAGGAGCAAGTACACAAAAAATAATTCAACAGAAAGATAAAAGATTACAGCAAAAAGATAAAAAAATTCTTACGCTTGAAAGTAAAATAGAAACACTTCAAGCTCGATTAAAAAGGAAAGAAGATAAAAAAACTGCTAGTGCATTAAAAAAGAAAGAAAAATCTGAAAGTAAAAAACAAGATTTTCCAAATTGGACTAATGAAATTAATGCAACTGCTATTCTTATTGCACAACTGTCTCGTCAAGTATATACAAAATTTCCATATGGAGGCAAAGAACACCATTTTCAAGCACTTTTGGAAGCCGAACTTCAACGCAAAGGTTTCACAGTTCAATCCGAAGTAGCTGTTTTATATAAAGTCACAACTACCTCAGGTGATGTGTTACAATTGCCACACGATATCAGAGGTCGAGAAGACCTTTTACTTCCACAAGAAAAAATGATTTTGGAACTGAAACAAACCAAAGGACTTGGAGATAGCGAACAACAACAATTGCTTCGATACATGTATCAAAGGCAAACATTTTCAGAATGGGGAGATGAAACAAAAGGAATGTTAATTAATTTTGGTGATGAAGAATTGGAAATATGGTTGGTACAATTTAACGACAAGGGAGATACTGACCATGTTAGATTGATGAAATTGCCTAGAATTGTAAATAAGAGCTGGGAAACAAATGCTTTCAAAATGACTACATAACTTCTTATGAGTTATAAAAAGTTATAAAATTATTAAATTATTTTTTTCTCTTTCCTCGTGTTTTTTTTCTTTTCTTTTTTCTCTTCCTTTTAACTGTTTTTTTGCGCTTATGTTTGCGTGTTTTACGCCTTTTCTTTTGTTTACGTTTTATTGTCTTCCTTCTTCTACCTCCGTTCCTAACGTAGTTTTGCCTCTGTATACATTCCCCACACATGCCACAAGTTTCCAGCAAAGCATCACACCAAGTACTATGCTCACCAATACAACCCTTCTTTCCAATGCACGCCCCGCATGCCGCTCCACATTTAGCCCCTTCAGCTGGGAAACCACACGTACATCCTACCAAACCACCACAAACTCCTAGAGCAAGAGCTGCTGAGCTTCGATCACCAATGCTAGAGCAACATTTATTACACTGACGAGACATCTCTTGAACTGAAGGTATCTTACTTACAATTGGTGTATACCAACTTGGTTTATGTTCTTGCCATTCTTTAACAATATCCGATTCTGGATATTTTTTAATAAATGCTCTTATATCTTGTCGCACTTTATCATCCGGTATCAAATTTTCTACTGTTGCTCGCTTGTTGGTGAGTGGACTCTTGGGGTCTATGTCCAGCCAGGTTGTTATAACGTTTTTCTCGTAGTTTTGTTGTTCCCCTTCTATTTTTACTGGATCATATATTAAAGTATGGGAAATATATCCAATCAGATCGTTATCTATGGCATATTTTTCCGCAGATTTATTATATTCTATCATGTTTTTATTTTGTATGGGAGTATGTACAACAGTTAAGTCATTGGTATTCGCATCCATTTATATATAGAGATATTTAATTATAATAAATTGAATTGTATTAAAAATGATTAGTAATAAACAACCACTAACCATGAAGATTTGTAATGACAGCTTTAACACAGAAACACCTGAACTGGCTTCTATATTCGCTCGTTGGCCTTTCCCTTTGTCTGATTTCCAAAAATTCGCCATCGATGGTATTCTCAACAGAAAACATGTTATCATTACTGCCCACACAGGAAATGGTAAAACACTTCCTGCTGATTTCGCAATATCGCATTTTACTAAATTGGGAAAGAAGATAATTTACACCAGTCCTATCAAAGCATTGACAAACCAAAAATATAACACATTTCAAGAAAAATATCCAGAAATAGAATTTGGAATTATTACAGGTGATACCACAATGAATCCCGGGGCACAGTGTTTATTTGTAACCACTGAAATACTTAGAAATACTCTTTTCAAAAAAAAATGGTTAGACAATAATGAAGAAAAAAAGGAGCAAATTACATTGGATATTGATATTAACCCAGAAGAATTGGGGGCGGTTGTATTTGATGAGATTCATTATATTATGGATAAAGAACGCGGACCTGTATGGCACGAATCTATTATGATGTTACCAGATACTGTGCAGATCATAGGACTTTCAGCTACAATTGATAGACCTTGGGTTTTGGCTGAATGGATAGAAAAAGAGAAAAATAGAGAGGTTTGGTTATGTCCGACGACTACTAGGGTAATACCACAACATCACTACGGTTTTGTAACATTTCCAAAATCGGTATTGGATAAATTATCAGCTGATAAACGGGCCAAGTTCGAAAAAATATATGAAAAAGAACTGCTTATTAAAAGCCCAGATACGAAATTTGATGATAAAACTTATTATGATATAACTAAAATGTTGCGATATTTGCGTGAAAATAAGGTGTGGATTGATAAATTCTTTGTCTTTAATCAATTCATTAAATATCTTAAAATTAAACAATACTTACCTGCAATATGCTTTGTTTATTCTAGAAAGCAAGTTGAAATTATTGCTAATAAAATTAATACATGTTTATTTGAGGAAGGTTCAAAAATACCATCTACCATTGAAAATGAATGTAAACAAATTCTAATACGAAAAGTAGATAATTATAGAGAATATATCAATCTACCCGAATTTAAAAAACTGATGAGATGTTTACAAAAGGGGATAGCGTATCATCATGCGGGTATGATTCAAATTTTCAAAGAAATGGTAGAACACTTATTCGAAAAGAAATATATTAAGTTGCTTATTGCTACAGAAACATTTGCAGTAGGCGTAGATATGCCGGCACAATCAGTAATATTTACAGCATTGCAAAAGTACAATGGGCAAAAATTCAGGTGGTTAGAACCCCACGAATGTGGGCAACAGAGTGGTCGTGCAGGAAGACGCGGACAAGCAGAAAAAATCGGTAGAGTATGGCATTTATTTAACTTATTTGATATACGCAATTCGGTACCTGATATAGTAACATATAGAAGTTTGTTAGAAGGTAAGCCACAACCATTTACTTCAACCTTTAAAATTCATTTCAACTTGATTCTCAGACTTTTATCAATGAAATCATTTGAACTTGAAGATTTTATGCGCAAAAGTTTAATGTCAAATGACATCGCCAAAGAAATTAAATATATTGAAGATGACATTGGTCATTTTGAAGGTATTCTAAATAAAAAAACAGAAATCCCATTGCGACTTGATGAATCAATATTACAAAGATATTATGAAATCGAAGAAAGATTACCATTTTCTGCAAAGAAAGTAAGGAAAAATTTACTACGAGAAAAAGCCAATATTGAAGCTAGTAGCAAGTTCTTTAAAACAGAATATGAAAAATTTTCACTTATCATTGGAATCAGAAATGACATTAAAAACAAAAAACAAAATTTAGAAAATGTTAAAACTAGTATCACGCGACAGATTGAATTGCACGTACAAATTTTAACAGACAATGGTTTTATTCAAGAAAATGAAATTACGGAAAAGGGTCTCCTAGCAGCTAATATACAAGAGATGCATTGTTTGGCATTAGCTGATATTCTTCAAGAAAAACCATTTGATGATTTAGAGGTGGCTGAATTGGCAGCAGTTTTAAGTATATTTACCAACGTTTCGGTAAAAGACGAAGATTCTATTATTAAAAGTGAACACATTAAAGCACCTACAAGTGTTAAAAAAGTTATAAAGATGATTAAAAATTCCTATAATAAATATTATGATATTGAATCTTTGCATAAAACAGATTTTGTAAATGATTATGATATACATTATAATATGTGCGAATTGGTTTATCGATGGTGTAAAGCGACAGATGAAGAAGAATGTTATAAAATATTTGACGAAGCTCTTTATTATAATATTTCACGGGGTGAATTTGTGAAAGCAATGTTGAAAATCAATAATGTTGCGCATGAATTAGAAAAGCTAGCTGAGCTACAATCAAATATGGCACTATTGGCAAAAGTCAAACTAATTCCTGATATTACTTTGAAATCTATTGCTAATAACCAATCTTTATATTTATAAGTATTTAAATTATTGGAAACATATTATTTATATGCTTATGGAAGAATATGAACAAGCCGGTGAAGCTTTAGGGCGCTCACTTATAAAGACTGGTTATCCTCGAGTTGCTTTATTTTGTTTAACAATTGTCCCGATGGCAATATTTATTGGATTAAAATTTTTATTTACATAATTTATAATATGAACGGTAAAAAACGTAGAGTTAAAGGTTGTTATTCTCGCGGATTAGGACGAAAAACACGACCTGTCGTGCCACCAAAATCCACAAAGCCATTTTATGATCTACCCGTTTTTGATTCATCACTTAAAGCCAATCTTACTGCAGATCAATTAGTATTAACATCTCTATTTGAAACATATAACTATCTCAAAATTACAGAAGAATATAGTTATAATAATAACACTCCTTACGCTTGTATCAATTTACGACAAAGTAATTTTACCAATGGTACTGTGCGAATTACAAAACCTGGTATTTATATTTTACAAGAGAATATCGAATTTGAACCGAATTCCGGAAATGATTTTATGCCGACAGGACCACAAATAGCCAGTGGACAATATCCAGTCGGAACACAAGGCGCATATCATCTCGGTTTTTTTGCAGCCATAACAATAGAAACGACAGGTGTTATTTTAGACCTTAATGGAAAAACAATCAAACAAACTACTTTGCATAGTTTACAACAACGGTTCTATGCAAATATCGAGATGGCAAGTGCACCCTTTATTCCTGCACAAGGTCCTGCTACATTTTCAACACCTTCAAATTTCAAAGCTGGAGAGAAGGTATTAATTAAAAATGGCGTATTAGGCATTTCATCACACCACGGTATTCACGGAAATACAATGAAAGATATAATTTTACAAAATCTCTCGATAAAGGACTTTGAAGTAGCCGGAATTGCTTTAAATGGTACAATCAATAGTATATTAGATAATATAACTATTAAAAATACTTGCAATAATTGTCGTGTGTTGTCAACCTATTCACAATCAAGATTTATAAAAACCTTCCTACAAACTGTACCTACTGGAACGGTCATAAATGGAAAAGGTATTAGTGATGTTATTACAGATTTAAGTGCTGCTTTAGTAGAAGCCAAAAATGCAGTCATGGCGGGTGATACTCCAAGTAATATGTTTGGGAATAACCATTTTGATGAAGGTTATGATGGGAATGTTTATGGTTTAGTATTGAATGTTAATGGTGTGGTTGTAAATGATTTTATCGAAACTCGACCTACTGAAGCAATAGGTAATCAAAACATTTATATGCAAAATATAACTATTAAAAATATTATTTCACGGCCTGTGGAAATTATTGCACTTAATTCAGTGCCTGATGAAGGTGGTGCATATGGTGGTGCTAGACAAGTTGGTCCTATTGGAGACATCCTAGATATTAATCCTATAACTGCTGGAAATGGAACATACGATGCCAATTTACTATCGGATGCTCAATTGATTATTGGTAAATCGGAAATAGCCAATAGTAGTTTACATTTTGGAACAACAAATATCACAGATGATATAGTAAACTGGGCTGAAAATAATACTGTACTGGATAATGTAATGGATAATCACGGTTATTATTTTGTAAAAGGTGGTGATAGTATGGGACATATCATGAAAGGAAATATTGGATTGTTTATCTCAGCTGGAGAGAATATCAGAGTTAATGGATTTAATATTGATACGGTCACAAGCAAAGGTTCTGCCGTAGGCCCAGATGCATTGGGTGTATATCAGGGTGGTGATGCCAGAGGGATTATTGTAACCGGTTCTACAAATATAGATTTAGATTCTTCTGTGATTACTTCTGTAACAACAGAAAATACTAATGCAACTGCTCAAGATATTCAAGTATTGGGAACATCAAGCGTTAAAAAAGACGGTGTTCCTATTTAAGTTTTGGATTTAAACATACAGAAAGAATAGTGTAGTCCTCTCGGCGTTTATGATAATAAAATTTTTTCATAACTGCCTCCATATTTTCTCCATAAAAAAATGAATGATTTGTTTCAGTCTTATCTTTATGACGCCATTTAACCGTATAACTTGCATACTCAGTATTTTGTTGTAAAAGTTCTTTTATATTATATATGTGGGCATACATTTTATGCAATGCATCCAATGCATTAATTCCATCTATCCGATGCAATAAAAAATGGGTTTTGTGAATAGGATTATATGTGATTACCCTGAGACTAATATTAGTCCCCCCTTGATATAAGGAGTCATAATCAAAATTAGTATAACATCCACTATCTCCTTTTATTAGTTCTGATATCATGTACTCGCCTTCATATATATTTCCAAATTTACTTCCCTCCATTTGTAGAATATGTTCTTTGGCATTTATATAGTTATGTTAAAATTTATTTTAAATTATCTAGATTATACATATGGATCTCAATTTAGATAATTATAGTAATATCGATATTATAAATTTACTTCATTTGCCCATCAAAGAAAAATATACGCTTCAAGAATTGAAAACCAATACATTAGATCATGTTAAAGTAATTACATCTGCCGAAGACGATGTTGTGGGAGACAAACGTCAGGTAACCGATTTTTTTATAAAAGCTTTTTTAAGACTTGCCAACAATTATGATTTGAAAGTAGACCCTTTTGAAATGCAGGAATTTGAATCAGTGAAAGCCGGTTTATTACCACCTCTGCATGAAAATCATATTGTACAACAAAGTAATAGTTTTGTAGTTAAGCATAAAGATGCGGAACCTATAGATACTTTTAATTCACATTTAAAGGCGGGAATGATTAATCCATTAAAACGCAAAGAAACAAAACGCATATTAAATGTAAATACACGATTTAGAAATAATTATGCATCTACGAGTTCAACTAATTTTATTTTTTCTCTACCATATATGCTCAAAAATGTAGTATCATTAAAATTACTTAGTAATGAATTTCCTACAGCAGTTTATACTTTTTCAGATAAATTATGTTCAAGTTCATTTAAAATCATTACCTATGAAGTAGATGGTTTAAATATTGTTATCCCTGCTACTATTGTAACACATGAAATTATTATTCCTAATGGTACATATACTCCAGATGATTTAGTTGAGTATTTAAATACCACGGTATTTATCGGAGTACTTGCACAAATAGTAGCATCTTATAATACGAATACTGGGAAATTTAATTTCAGTAGAACAGCGGCTGCACCAAATACTTTCTATTTTAATCTAGATTTTTCTTGCACAGATAAAAATCCGTGTTCTTATACTACACACGGAGAGATTGACCCAAAACAGTTAACCGCTGGTTGGTTGATGGGTTTTCGACAATCGAATTATAAATGGGAAAATAAAATTCCCCTAATTCCTACTTACACAGGAGAAGGTTTATATGATTTTCACGGAACAAGATATTTTTTACTTGTATTAAATGATTTTCAAAATAATCACGGTACCAGTATTATTTCGCCATTTCAAGAAGATATGCTTGCGGATAATAACATTATAGCAAAAATATCTACTGGTTGTTGCAAAGACAGTTGTTGTCAACATATTAAACGCATATACTTTGGTCCGGTTAATTTAACAAAATTAGAAATAAAATTAATGGATGAATATGGACGAATTCTAGACATGAATAATATGGATTATTCTTTATCTTTTGAGCTAGAGATTCTATATGATTTATAGATGTCCAATTATAAAATTATTGTAATTCGATTCGTATTTTTTGTTTCAGTTGATTCTCATCCATAAATACATATAATTTAAATTGTTGTTCAGATAACCCAGTTTTATCATGTCTTGAAGTAAATCTATTTACCATCTTAAACTCTGGAAAATAAACCATATATTGATACAAATCATCATTTCGAATAATTTTATCAAATATAAATCCGGTGTGTACTTTTTCTAATAACTGTGTATCAGTGGTGCATATATTCAAAAGGCTACAATCATTTTGTACTTTTCTTATCGATCGCATTGTTTGATTAATATAATCAACCGATGTAGAATTTGTCCATCTTTTGTAAAATATTAATTGTTCACCCTCTAACTTCATAAGACCCAGCGAATCTTGTATCACAACTATATTTAATAAGTCAACAAGTCGTCTAATCGGAGATGTAATATGTACATATGCATCTAATTTAAGCATGTCATGCCGTTCTACCTGTTCATATTTAACATATTGTCCACCAAAACTATTCCACATTTTCAAGAACTTTTGAATCTCTGACGGTACTGTATCTGGTGCAACAAACTCTGTATTAAACTTTGCAGAACGGAATATACCTGTCTTATTTTCTTTCAAGTAAGTTGCTGAAATATAGTTCATCAAAATCATTAAATAAGCAATCAAATCATGACAATTCGTAATATTGTCTATGTAACTTTTTTGCCGATTCATTTTTTTAACATAATTTAATGCTTTCTTGAACATTTTATCTCCCCTTTGCTCATCAGTATCATATCTTAAATTTTTGCGTAAACTAATACATGTATTTTTAAAAGAAGAGGATTCAATTAACCAATTATCTTTACTAATAACAAGGTCTAGTGTAAATGCAAAGCGTGGTCGATTCTCCTGTAAACTACATAATGCGTCAGATAAAATCGTTGGAAGCATTGGTCTCTTTCTATCAGGTAGATAAATTGTGGCTATTCTTTGTGAAAAGGAGCTCCATAAATTTAATGCATCCATCCAGAATGATACATTAGCTATGTAGATACTCAATATAAATTTATTATCCAATTCTTTAATCCCAAACGCATCGTCGAAATCTTTACTAGTTAGTGGATCTATTGATATAATATCCCAGTCTCGTCGGTCTTCGATATCATGAATTGTTCGAATATGATCAATAAATTCTGCTTCCGATTTTGTTTTCAATGCTCGCCTAGTTGTTTGATTGAAATTTTGAATAGATACGTATAAACTTTTACAGTACAGCTGGTACTCATAGAAATTGGATAATTCAGTAACATCTCCTAATGTCTGTACAATCATACCTTGTGGGTGTTTAGAATTCCAGTGATTAAATTTGAAAACAACATATTTATTGTGAAATCGTTTATTGAAATTCAGCTTTATAGCGTATGGTATCATGAAAATAGGCAATTTTCTATCGTCTGGAATACACTTATATAGGAATTTTCTTTTGTGTTTACCGTAGCGTTTATTACCTTCTAAAACCAATACACCTGGAATGTTTGCCATAAGGCGAATAATCGAATGTTGAATAATTACAGTATTCGACCCTGGATCATAATCAAATATATCTTGATTTAATAACTTATGTTCTATAGGATTAATTGAAGGAATGTCCTCAGATAAAGTAGATGAATTTATTATATCAAAAGACTCATAGTTCCTATCTGCTACATTAAGTTTGAAAGGCATTGTTGTTTAAATATAATTAGACAACAATTTATTCAATTTTCTTTCTCCGGACCCTTTATCAACTTTGAAGATTTAAATCCCGTTATCTATTGCTATTTAAAATAATAAATATAACCCACGCTATCACAAACAGAGGCAGTCCTGGACCATCAACTATATTATGGGTTCGTTGATACGGCAATATTTTCATCATACTTAATAATACCAATAAACTTGCGAATAATCCTATATATTTTTTATTGCCTGATAAATGATTTCCAACATTTAAACCAAGAATTATCCACGATATAGCAAAAATTATTGGAAAAATCATAGGCGGAGTTTGTTTTTTAACCATATATTGTTTCATCATCATTACTGCAATAACAATTCCTACTGAAGGAAGTATAAACATTAGTTTATTTGGTTTATTTATAGATAATATGTAAGCAGTATATATCCAACCCATTATAAACATCCCCATTCCAACAGGTTTCCCTATTGGATGATTAGGAAATCCTAATTGTTCGAATGAATTTTTTGTGACTACGCCAAATATCACTAAATACGCGGCAATGGACGTTTGGATTAATAAATTATCATCAATCTTCATTATAATATATGTGTATATTATAATAATGAATTTAAAAAAAACCATTAACATATTTTTAATTTCCAGTTTTATTTCTATAATTACTCTTGGGTATATTGGAATTGCTTATAATAAAAAAAATCGCCCCTCAAATATCCCTTACGAATTATTTCCAATTTTTATACCATTATTATATGGTATATTTGGAGTAATAAATTATTATATTATTTCCAAATATGGCAATAATTATAGTATTATAGTTGGAATGGTATTTGGTATATTATTATCTATTATTGGTAGATTTGGACTTGATTTGCCCATAAAGTTGTTTAATTTTACAAAAAAAACATCATACAAAGTTCATATATATGCAATGATAATGTATGCTATAATATTTAGATCACTTGTTACACCATTGACCAATTATATTATGTTATAAAAATATGAAATTATTTTATGATTTCGTATATTTATATTTTGAAATTCTATATATTCAATTTTCTTTATTTTCTTAACCAATCACCTGCTATTTGTTTGGCTTCATCGCTAAAATAAAATTCCAATAATCCACGCAAATCTTTATCCGATTCTTCGTCCAATCGTTCATCGCTTAAATCTTGATTTCTGGTTGTTTCTCTTTCCCATACGTTTCTAAAATGACGTAGATGTTTTATCAACTCTTTTCGTGACATTTTTCTTAATGGTTTTGGTTGTGGTATCCACATACCTTTATAATTAATTACTGGATTTTTCCCTCGTCTTGATAAAAGTTTTTCAGCATCTTTTCTATCTCTTTTTGAAAGCAATGGAATAATTTTTTGTAAATCAACATCACTTATTGAACCACCTCTAACTACCCATAAACCTTCCGCCATTTCTTTTTTATTACCTGTGGTTGTTACGCTATATTTTTTCTTTAATGCTCTTAATATTTTACTAGTAATTTTATCTTTTTTACTTTTGAAAATTTTTCTTGTTCTTCTTTTCTTTGTTTTTTTTGTTTTATATGTTTTCCTTGTTCTTTGCCATCGTTTCACGCCGTTCTTGTTTTTAGTTATTACCCAAGCATTACCATCATTTCCTTTTTTTCTGGTTCCAATAGAAAATTTTGTTGCAGATTCTTCTGGACCCTTTCTCATATAATATAGTCTAAGAAAGTATATTTATAAAAGAGTTGTTTCAGCAATTTTTGCTGTTACTAAATAGGGATCCATGTTACTAGCCGGGCGTCTATCTTCCAAATAACCTTTTTTATCTCTCTCCGTAAATCGTGGAATACGAACAGAAGCTCCTCTATCAGCCACGCCATATGTGAATGTATTTATATCCGCAGTTTCCCATTTGCCAGATAGTCTCATATCATTATCTACTCCATATACTGCAATATGTTCTTTGTGTTTCTCTTCTAATTTCTTAATTGCGGCAATAATGATATCATATCCTCCATCCTCTCGCATTGCCTTAGTACTGTAATTAGTATGACAACCGGATCCATTCAAATTTGTTTTAAAAGGTTTGGGGTGCAAATTAATTGTCAAGTCATTTTTTTCTGCTGTTCTGATTAAAATGTACCTAGCCAAGTGTAGCTCGTCTGCAGCATCGATGCCTTCTGTCATAATTTGAAATTCAGCTTGACCTGGTGCAACTTCAAAGTTCAAACCTGTTATATTTAATCCGGAATCCGCCATATTTTTAACTGCTTCATCCATAAATTCTCTGCAATGACAATTTCCCGTGCCTACTCCACAGTAATAGGGCCCTTGTATATTTTTGGTTTGCGAATCTTTTAATGTAAAATGGTCCATCCCCATTGGTAAGCCACTTTTTGTAATAAAAAACTCTTGTTCCAAGCCAAACCATGTTTCAGAATCAATGACCGGTTGTTGAGAAAATACTTTCATTGCAGTAACTCGCGTATTGTCCGGGTGTGGTTCACCATCTGGTAGCCAAGTATCACAAAGCACCAGCCACGAATCTTTTCCTCTCCTGAAAGGATCTCGAACCATATATACCGGTTTTATATACACTTCGCTATCTTCACCGTCTGCCTGTTGGGTAGAACTGCCGTCAAAATTCCATATGGGAATTCTTTCAATGCAAAAAGGTCCATTAGAACCATCATAATTTAAAATGCGTGTTTTCGATCTATAATTGTTTAGATAATCTAACCAAATGTACTCAATCCATCGTCTCATTATTTAACATAGTTGGTGGTTTTTCCTTTAAATCGCTTTTTGAATTGCTGTTTAAGGGTATTATTTGTTCTATTATATCTAATTTCTTTGCAATTTCTCGTTTAATATTTTGCTTTTGTAAATAGGACATAAGGATTTGTGGCAAGGTGGACAATGTACTCATGTATGTTCTGTATTTAAAAACACATATTGATGATAATTCTTCGTACTCAATACTATACCACCAATACGCAGGTATAAAAATAATATAACCAGGTGTTACTTCTAGATCTAAAACTTTTACTTTATCAAAATCAGCTTTGTAGTGAGGTTGAACATTCCAAGGATTTATACCTGATCTGAATTCAAAATTATCATAATCTTTTTCAACATTCAAATATCTACTACTATGTGGTGGAATTAACTTTAGTTTAGCCTTACCAGAGGTGAGATAAATAAATGTTCTATATTCTAGATTATATCTTAAGGGTGTTTGGGCTCCAATAGATCCTGACCAAAAATCGTATGTACATTTAGATACCATAGACGGTCGAAGAAAAGAATCATTGTATCGAAAATTCTTAATAGCGGCTGTTTCTTCTAAGAAATCTCCATTATTTTCTGTTATATATTTTGAATTTTTATCATCTTGAAATACCTTTAATGCTTCTTTAAGTAAAAAAGGTAGATATAATTCACTATTCTCATCATTTTGTTTTGTATCTCTTAATTTAATATCAAAAGCGCCATAATTATCATCTAAGCTGGCTAAATTGCAACTTTCAAGTAATCTTTCATTAGAAAATTCAAAAACCACTGGTTGTCGTAAATCACAAATTTCTTCTAATTTATTTTTTGAGGGACGTTCAATCGTGTAAACTTCTAAATCATTGCTGGTTTTCAAATGATAATATATGTGTAAATAAAGGAATAATACTACACAAAATATAAAAATAGCAATAAAATAATTCATATTATTACTATTTTAGAAAGGATTATGTCAGATTTTCCGTATTTAATAACATATTTAAAAATCCAATTGGGGAATATAGTTTCTCCCACAAAAGTCTATTTTGTTTCTGGATCTCTGGCAATTTATTTTTATTATTTTCAATATATCTTAAAATTTCTTGTTCTAAATTTATTTTATTTGAAATTATATCACTTTCATTTATAAAAATTCCTACTTCTGCTTTTTTAATTAGTTTTTCATATGGTAAAACACAGTCTGTATCTATAAATATGGGTATTCTACCCATCATTAAAATTTCATAAAATCGATACGAAAAATTACCGGCACCTCGTATACAGAACATAAAAATATTATTCTCCATATTTTCAAAATATTGTTTTCTAGCAATACTTTTATCGAGGCCTTGTGCCCAAAATCCTTTCCGTATTATAAAACTGTTAGGAACTTTACATTTATTTAAATAATTGATATACCATGCACGACCTTTAAATATTCCATCTGGAAAACGTCTATTATAAGCAGTATAATACCCACAATAACCTATGGATATATTATCGCTTATTTTACCCCTATAATAATCTGGGCTGATTGCAATCATAGCTTTTTCATTTTCTTTTTTATTGGATTTATAAAAACTTGTTCTAAATAAAATCACATTATCATCTATTTCATGACTGGTGTCATCATCATCATTATAAAAACACCATAATTTTTTTTTAATATTTTTTGTTAATTTATCAAGTATTTGAAACACTGGGTCATTCACATTTTTAAATTTGAATGGTAATACTACGAAGTCAGCATCCATAATATTATTCACATATTCGATGTGTTCCTTGCACCAATTTATAACATTCCCATACCTAGATAATCCTTTACAATTGTAACAATGAAGTGCTTCCTTTGGTAAATCATCCAATAATCCAAATAATATTATCATCTCAGAAGAAAAAACTATCTTCTTTTTTATAGTATAAATTTTGTACATTTAACAAAGTATATTATAATTTATTTAAATAACTATTCGTCTTCAATTCTTGGTGCTACAAAGAATCTTACATAATTTATACTATCAGTACTATCCTCGTCATCCAATGAATAATGCAATTTAATAGGGGCTTCATTGCTACAATGTAAATAAGCTACCTCACTAATTTTTGAGAATCCACACATCTTCTCAATAAATTTTAGACTAACACATACATTCACAACAACGTTTTCTTCAATTGCATATTCTACAATATTTTCTTCTTCTATCGAAGCGGTCATTTGTCCCATATCACCCTTTGAGGTCAAATCTATTGTTTCCATATTACATTTAATTCGCAATTCTTCTCCAAATATAGATAATTGACTAATCAAATCTGAAAATTCATCAGACATAATAGATATATCGGTTTGATATTCTTTTTCTGGAATAATTAGATGTTCTGAATCTATATTCATAAGAGGCATTTTGAAACATTTCCGTATTGTTTTATTTTCTCCAATACTCTCAAAATCTACAGATAATTTATCAGCGTCTTCTTTCATATACATCGTAATTTTCTGTCCATCCTCTAAACAACCTAACATTTTAAACATAAACTCGCAATGCATTCCCATAACAAAAGGTTTATTTACTTCATATTCCGTAAACCAATCTTTTTGTATAAGAAGTTCAAATAAGCATACTTGAGAGTCACCCATACCTTGAATATACATAGTATCTCTATTGAGATCTATATTTACATCAGCTACTATATTTTTCAATTGTCTAAAAATCGTAGCAAATGCTTTTACCTTTGTGGGTTCAGTGATGACCAATTTCATTTGTTAATTATAGTAATAATATAATCCTTATTATTATAATCAATTTATCTAATTGTTTTCTTCAATACTTAATGTAACATTTGAAGGAAATTTAGATTTTTCCTTTTCTGTTTCTAAAGTACTTACTCTTGCTTTCAAATCTACAACTTGTTGCAATAATGAATTATATTCTGCTAAATGTTGTGCTCCTGATTTTTTATTAATATTACCAGTGGTTGATTTTTGCATATGTAAATGTTGGGCCAATTGCGTCAATCTCTCTTCGTGAAAATTTAAAATGTGCCACATTTGTTGCATAGGTGTACCAGGGACAGTTTGTGCTTTAGAATTGGAAGATACGTTTCTATTGTATTCACTCATGTTTTATGTTAAATGTATTTATTTAACTTCTAAATGATTTACGCAATTATGTCTTTTTTTTTTGGTCTACCTCGTCTTTTCTTTTTGGGCTTAATAGTAACCGGGATTTTACTTATAACCTCTTGTACTTCTTCCTCTATGTAGGATTTAAGATTTGTTAATTTAATTATGTCATTTTCTAAAACAGTATCATCCACTATTGAGTGTGTTATAACATTTATTTCTTCTTCATTTATTTCTTCTTCATTTGTTTCTTCTTCATTTGTTTCTTCTTCATTTGTTTCTTCTTCATTTGTTTCTTCTTCATTTGTTTCTTCTTCATTTGTTTCTTCTTCATTTGTTTCTTCATTTGTTTCTTCTTCATTTGTTTCTTCTTCTTCATTTAAAATTCTTATTCTATCACAGCGACTCCTTTCTATATATTTATCAACTCTACTCACGGTTGGTTCCATCCCAATACTAATAATAGATGCTTTTGCAATATTTCTTTCTAATTCTAATAATTTACTATTTGTATCATGTTCATCAGAAGATGAATTTAATTCCACGGATGGTGCTTCTTTTACTGCTGGTACATCTGTTTTGACTAAAATTTGTCCCAAATGTGCACATTGACGTGAAAAAAAATTTTCTTGGTTGAGTTTTAAATTATTAACAACTTCTTTAAGATCTTTCATAAAACTTTGTGATACCTCAACTTGCTCTGTTAAAGTTGTCATCATATTTTTCAAAAGCGTAAGTGAAGCATGCTCCGCTATATTATTCGTAGATTTTGTTTGTGTACTAACTTTAGTTGGTTTCTGTGGTTCTTGTTTCCTTTGCATAGTTAACAATTCTAACTGTTTATTAATAGTAACAAGATGTTTTTCTATTTTGCCCAATCTCACCTCATGAAATCTCAATACTGTTAAAATATGTTGTTCACTAGTGGAATCTACACCACTATATGCTGGTTGTGATCTTCGTTGAAACATTATAAACTAAAATCATAATATATTTCCTAAATTATACACGCATATTCATTTTTAATGCATCACAATAATAATAATTTTCTACAATAAAATCTTTTACTTCATAATTATTTATATCATCATATTTATTTTCGATGATTAATTGTGGAAATGGATAAGGTTCTCTGTTTATTTGTTGTTTTAGAATTTCACAATGATCATCATAAATATGAGCATCACCTATAAAATGTATAAATTCTTTTGCTTTAAGATTACAATGTTTGGCTAATAAATGAGTTAAAAAACTATAAGATGCGATGTTAAATGGAATTCCTAATCCTATATCCCCACTCCGTTGATATAAAATACAAGATAATTCATTATCATTTGTGACCTTGAATTGAGACAAAACATGACAAGGTGGTAAAGCCATTTCATTTAATTGTTCAGGATTCCACGATGACATAATGATTCTTCTCGAATACCTATCTGTAGGATGATTCAATATATCAATTACATTTTGCAATTGATCAATACCTTCTCCATCATAATTTTCTAAACAACCCAATTTTTTACTATAAGACGCATTCCAATATCGCCATTGATGACCATATACAGGGCCCAAATCATCTTCCTTTAAATGGTACAATCCCCTTGAATCTAAAAATTCTCGTGTTCCATTACCATTCCAAATAGTTACATTCTGTTTTTTCAAATTTTTATTATTGGTATCTCCTTTGATAAACCATAATAGTTCCTTTAGGCAAGTCTTCCATGCTACTTTCTTAGTTGTCAATAATGGTATTGTATTATTTTTAAGTGAAAAACGCATGCTCTTCCCGATGCTACTGTATACATTTCCATTCCTTCCTTGTTGAAATTCACCTTTATCTAAAATATTAGATATTAAACCTAGATATTGCTTTTCTTCAACATTAGGATGACATCTGGTAGCAATAGTAGAAAATCGTCGAAACATCTAATTTATAACCTTATCATATTTTTAATTTCTTTTTATAATTCATATGGACAAACAAGAATCAGCACCAACTACATCTTCTGCAAATACCATAATCAAACATATTTTCAAATTTGACGATGATACAAAATCTACTTTGATGAATCTTTCGCAGTATATGGTATTAGCAATTATACCCGTGGCTATTTTACAAAATATTTCTGAAAAAGTATTTCCAGAATTTGATGCCTCAAAAGGTACAATGGAACTTTTAGCAGAAATACTAGGTCAATCATTAATGACACTCATGGGATTATTCTTTATTCATCGTGTTATTACAGCTGTGCCCACATTCAGTGGATCAGCCATGGGTGACCTAAATTTATTTAGTATTATTGTTGTATTTTTACTTACTTCATTTATGTTCGATGGAAAAGTTGAAAAGAAATTTAAAGCAATTAGTGAAAGAATGATGGATCTTTGGGATGGAAAATCTAGTGATGATAAAGATAAAAAGAAACAAGGACAAAAACAACAAGGAGGAGGTTCAGTCGTAAGTGTTTCTCAACCCATTTCACGAGGTGGTATGCCAACACATTCTCCTAGTAGAGCAGACTATTTAAACTCGCCCAATGCGCAAACGAGTGCTACACAAATGTTACCACCTGTGCAACAACAACCTTCGCTTCCAACACAACAAGTGTCGCAACAAAATAACACACAAGAACAATACAGCAATCTTCCTTTGGAACCAGCACCTTATAATTTTGGAGGAGGAGGCAGTTTTGCTGCATTTTAATCATCGATTACCATAGCGTCTTTAATCTCTATAGTATTCCCTAATGATTTCTTAATTTGCTCTTTATTACGTTCGCGTTCATCATCATTACCACTACCTGTGATTTGTTGAATCATTCTGTGCCATTCTTGAAGAAGCCGATCATCTTTTAAATAATCAGGATGTTTTCTTTCCCATTCTTTAATTCTTTTGATTTGTTTAATTGTAATATCTTCAATCGTTTTATTTATTTTAGCATTCGCCATATCTTTTTCCCATTTATCCTCTTCTTTTACATAAAATTGCAATCGTTTCTTATCGCTGCAATGAATCGGTCTTTCTTTAGGATCTAAATCTTGTAAATTTTTAGCAAAAATATTACTTATACCTTTGATATAACCATGTTCTTTGGTATATTTTAAATCTTCCAATGAAACTTTAACATTTTCAACAAAATCTGTTAAATTCATGGCATTCTTGCATTCTTGATTTAAAAATACATTTATTGTCATTTTCTTGTTTCCGCAATTTTGATAATTTATAACTTGTCGATCTTTTGACAATTCTATCACTTTTTCCATTAATGTATTATTTTGCTCAACAAGTTTGTTCAACATTTCAGCTGAAACAGTCCCACTACTCGATGCAGTGACGGTTTCAATATTTTTAATATTTTCTTCCTTAGATTCCAGTGTGCATTTTTTTCGGTGCTTACTGAGACCTGAATTATACTTGTATACCTTGCCACAAACACACTCGAAAGCCCGTCTGGGGTTTTTTTCGTTACTCTTGATGTTATCCATGTTATCCATTTTATGTTTTGTAGTGGATAAATGACGAGTGTAATCTTTTTTGTTCCTAGAAGTGAACCCACACTTTTTACAGTGAAATTGTTTTGGGGTTTTTTGGGGTTTTTTCATCTCTATATATGGATAACATAAAAAACCCCTAAATCCATTTTTTGGAAATCAACTTTTAGTGCCTTTTTTTCAGTACTCCATAGGCTGCCTTCATCAAAAAACACATCATTCCTTTATTTTTCCTACACAATGGAAGTATTTTGTATTTTGTGCGAAAAAAACATTATAAAAAAATACCAAGAATCTCATTCTGGACATTTTTGAAATGTCCAAATAGCAAAATGTCCACCGACTTTTAACTCCCAAAACGTGAGTTCCTTTTTTTTAGTGCCTTTTTTTCAGTAAATCAATGCTATTCCTATATTATTAGTAAAAAAAATATAAAAACTAATTTCTATTTTACAAATAATGGTTGCGTCTTCAAAAGAAATTATCCGTTACTTTATGAGAACTAGTAAAGGCATTAAGGGAACGTCGCGTCATTTTGGTTTATCCTATTCTTACGTTGGCGCTTTAATTATTCGATATAAGAAACAAAAAGGCATCAGATAATATAAGCTAAATAAATTGAACTTAAAATTATTTTATATTTTACAAATATAAAACAATGAGTAGACGCTTAGCAAATGAAGCCATTCGAGACAATTGGGACGGATTGGGAATGGCGCATTTTATAGAGGACAAAAGTATATATATACCTGTAGAGGATGAAAACTTATTAACATTCGTCTACAAGTCAGCATACCCGTTTAGACCCCCTAGTGTCACATATAATGGTAAGAATGTGCTTATATTTTATAGAGAATTATCAGATTGTTCAAACAAAAAAATCAGAGATGATATATCGAAATTACTAGGAGACAGTGGTTGTATGTGTTGTTCAAGCTTATTATGCGGAAATAATTGGAGCGTTCACAATACAATTAAAAATCTTTTGGAGGAATTCGAAAAATTTTGCCAAATTAAAAAGAGAAGTGTTGAACGATTTTGGTCCGATAGAATTGCAAGCATATTTTTAGTAGAAGATATCCCGCTTCGTGAATATTTATAATCAGTTAAGGTGTGTCCAAAGGAGGTTGCAAAACGACAGCTATTTTATTATTTGACGGACGATTTGGTACACAGACTAGTTCATAAACATTGGTTACTTTAATTAAATAACTATGATGTATATATATTTCTCTAAAAACCTTTGATTATTTTTTTCTTCTTGTTTTTCTTTTGTGTCTTCTTTT